CTTGTGCGTGGAGTACTTGGCCACCAGCACATCCCACTGGGCCGGGTCGAGCTGACGATGGAGCAGCGCGTAGAGGCAGCAGTCGTAGTCGAACTTGTCACGCACGGACAGGGTGCTGCCTGTGCCGCCCTGGCGCAGATCGGCGTCGATCAGCTTCTGCCATGACTGCTTGGTGCTGTTGTCGATGTTGTCTGCTGCAAGCACCCGCACCAGGGTGCCCATCACGTCCTTATACATAGCCATGGCTCAATCCCCTGTGAAGTTGGTGCCGCCGGCGCCGCGGCGGTTGTTCTGGTTGTACTGGGCTGCCGGGCCGAGCATCGGCACATGGCGCTTCAATCGTTCGATCTGTTGCTCGGCAGCCTGAAGCCGGATGCTCAACTGCGTCACCAGCACCTCCAGCGGCAGCGCCTCACCGGTTTCGGCAGTGACCCAGCCGGAGGCGTTGCACTGCACGCAGGCCAGTTCGTGGAAGACGCCCTTGATCACCGCGCGACCACGACAGGCCGGGCACTTGGCCAGGTCCAACTGAGCGGCGCGGAATGCCGGGCCGTGGGACCTGTTCATTTGGCCTCCAGCAGTTGCTTGTGCACCGCGTAAATGTCGTCACCGTCCGAACAATGGGCGGTGTGCTTGACCAGGTGCCGATCACCCGTCGACATCTTCACGTCGAGCACCTGCCAACCGTTCGAACTGCGGATAACCACCGAACTGACATCGGCGGGATTCACGGCGAGGCCGGTGTGCCTTTCGAGCAGAATCATCATTTTTAAACCTCGCCCTTAACAAATTGTGGTTCTGGCTCGCAGGCCGCGCCGTTCAAGGCGTCTACGATGTTTTGCGAATCTTCATATCTAACGCCTGTCTGCTCGTGAATCGCCTTGAACCCACGCTCATCTAACCAGTCGTGCCACTTCACCAAGGCCAGGCGACGTTGCTCCTTTGCCTGGGTGTTGATGTAGGTGGAGGCGATCTTGCCCAGCGAGTGGTTGAGCAGCATCTCGCCGATGTGGCCGTCGACGCCAAGGTCGGTCCAGGCGGTACGAGCTACCTTGCGCAGGTCGTGGCTAGTCCAGGCGCCCTGCCCCAACCGGGTGAACACGGCGCTCGCCTGGTTGTCGCTCAGTGGCTTGCCACGGCGTGACGGGAACAGGAACGCACCTGCATATCCTTGGGCGGCCTGGCAGTCACGGTAGCGGCGCAGCAGTGCGACGACTTGGTCGGTCAGCGGCACTCGTAGCTCGGTCTTGGTCTTGGTGTGTTCGGCCGGCAGGAACCACTCACGCTCTGGCAGCGCGATATCAGCCCAGCGAGACTGGCGGGTCTCCCCGATGCGGGTGCCGTGGCACAGCATCATCAAGGCCAGCATGGCGTCACCCGGCGCACGCTCGAAGCGCTCGCCCAGCAGCGCCACCAGCTCAGGCAACTGAACATCACGCAGGCGTGCGGCCTTGGGCTGGATGCGCGCCGTGGTGAAGTTGCTGAACTTGAGCTCAGCCATCGGATTGAAGGGGATCAGGTCCAGTTTGCGCGCTTGGCGGAAGGCCATCGACACCAGTCGGTACAGCTGCTGGACGTACGACAGCGACAGCTCTTCCTGTGCAGGCCACATCAGCAGCTTGTCCAGGGTCTGCGCGTTTACGTCGGTGATCAGCAAGTCATCCAGGCGCGGTTTTAGCTGGCAGCCGATCGCAGATTTGATAGCTGACCGACGCTTGCCACCCAGCGACCGCGACTTGGCCATACGGTCACCGAACCAGGCCAGCAACTCCCCGACGGTCACCCATCCGGAAACACTGGCCGCGCCGTCGGCAGCCACACGCAGGCGCACTGCCGGCAGTGCAGCGATCACCTGCTTGGTGTTCAGGTCGGGAAAGCCACCGATCCGGTGCCATTGGCGCTTGTTGAGCAAGTACCAGGAGCCGCGCGTGCGATTCTTGGCGAACCGGAAGTGCAGCGCCGGGTGACTGGCGTCACGCAGATCGCGCACATGCTCAAGCTTGGCATTGCGGACAATCTCGGCATCCGACAGCTTCACCGTCAGGGTTTTGATTTGAGTACTCAAGAATCGCCCTCCTTGGGGGCAAGGAGGTCAACGACCTCAAATGTGGTTGGCCACATCCAGGCGCCATAGCGCATGGCCATCGCCTCGTCCGCAAACAGCGCCAAGGCGTGATCAGGCGTTGAGCTAAGGTCCACCTTAAAAGAGCAGCAGTGCACTGCAAACCTGTAAAGACGGGGCTCGGGTGTCGCAAAGCGCCTGGTAGGCATCATAATCTCTCCTTTGATTTGTAGCGGTCGGCCAGGCTGGCGACTTTTTCCGGCTTGGGTTGCTCGACCCATCCGGCAGCCAGTTGCTCGAACCGGCTGTACTGACCAAGGAACGCCGTTCGAACGGTGCCGGTTTCAATATCCCGGCCTTTGCCGATGATGATTTCGGCTATTCCTTTGGCCTCGGTGTGCTCGTGGTAAACCTCGTCGCGGTACACAAACAGAATGATGTCGGCGTCTTGCTCAATAGCGCCGGATTCGCGCAGGTCAGAACACAGCGGGCGCTTGTTCGGGCGCTTTTCGCACTCTCGCGAGAGCTGGCTGAGCAGGATCACGGGCACGCCCAGTTCGCGCGCCATGAGCTTCGCGCTGCGGGTCATGTGGCTGACCTCCTGCTCGCGGCTGAACGTGCGCGAATCGGACTCCATCAGCTGCAGGTAGTCGATGATGATCAAGTCCAGGCCATGGCGGCGTTTATGGCGGCGGGCGGACGAGCGAATGCGGTTGATCGTCATCGACGCACGATCAGAGATGAACAGCTTGGAGTGCTTTATCTTCCCGGCAGCGCTCATGAGTTCGGCGCCGTGGGTGTGCGGGGCTTTCCCGTTTTTGATCAGCTGCAGCGGGACCCGGCCTTCGGATGCCATGAACCGATCCATCAGGCCGGTGTTGTGCATTTCGAGGCTGTACACCATCACGCTTTTTGCTGCGCGTATGGCGTTATGGGATCCGATATTCATCGCCAAGGTGGTTTTGCCCATCGCCGGACGGCCAGCAATGATGATCAGTTGCTCAGGCTTGAGCCCTTGCAGCTTCTCGTCCAAATCTTCAATGCCCGTAGAAAGACCGTCGATGCCCTCCCCCCGGTCAGCACGGGCCTGCAAGACTTCGATGTAGCCGTCCAGAATGTCAGAAGCTTTGAGCACCTCGGATGTGGCTGACTGGCTATCGATAGCCTGCGCCTCGGCCTGCACCGCCGCGACCTTGTCGACCGTGGGCTGATCGCTGTGAGCGATCTCGTTAATTCGATTGCTCAGTTCGATCATCGCCCTGTCGAGGCTTCGCTCACGAACAGTGGCTGCGTAGGAGGCAGCATTGGCAGCGCTGGGGGTGTTTCGGGTTACCTCGGCAGCATAGGCAACCGCATTGTCACCGCTGGGCAACGTGCCCAGATACAGGCCTACGGTTACCGCGTCAGCCGGCTTATTTTCGCCGTGCAGCGCCATGATGCCCCGGTAGAGCGCGGCGTTATCGTCGTAGTAAAAATCATCAACTGTGAGGTCAGCGCTGAGAATGTCGATCAGCTCCGGACGGAGGAACATCGCGCCAAGGACGCCATGTTCAGCCTCAACGCTGTATGGGTCACGCATTGTAATTACCCTCCACGACTTTCACGAAGTTGCTCGGTTTGATCAACCAATCGAACGTCGCCCGAAAAGGCTTAGCCCCGTCCCGACCCTCACCCTCGCCCATCAGGAATGAACTCGAAGCAACCAGCGCGAAGAACTCAGCCCAAAAATCCAAATCCTGATGAACCGGGCTTTCGTTCCAGCGGGCCGCGATCTTGGTGACTCGGTCCTTGGTGAGCATCGCTACCTGGGGGAGCCGAGGAAGCGTTTTGTTGAACAGGTCGACGATTGCCTGAGACGGGCACTTCGGCTTCGAAACTTTCGCTGGTTGGTCACCGCCAACAAGAAGTGGTGGTTCACTTGATGGTTCTATTACGGTTCTGGGTGCATCTGCTGCGGGGGTTTTTGTCGTGAGCTGCGGGGGTGGCGGTGCATCTGGTGCGGGGTGCATATCTTGCGGGGGTGCATATGCTGCCGGGGTTAGGGTGTACATAGTCGAGCGCCCCATCCGTTCACGGACGGACAAGATGCTTGCTTGCCCTAACCACTTGATCGCGCCCTGAACTGTCCTTTCGGCAAGGCATGTACGTTCAGCGATACGAGCGACCGAAGGCCAGCAAACACCCTCGTCGTTTGCGTTGTCAGCCAGCGATATCAGGACAGCCTTCTGCGGGCCGCTCATGCCTTGCAAAGGCCAGCACAGGCTCATGATTATGGTGCTCATGCGGAAACATCCTGGGCAGGTGCCAGGGATGCCTTCAAGTAATCCAGGCATTCCCGGCGGAATTGAGACTTGGATGCATGCGAGTACTGGCCGCTGATCATGAGGGCGGCATTCATCGCTGCTGATTGATTGGTGACTACGTGTCGTGACACCTTTTCGGACTCGCCGGGAAGTGTCGCGACATCGCCAGAACTATTGACTGCGGGGGTATTTTTGATCATTATCGACCTCGCTAAAACGTTGCACTGAACCGCCCTGCCAGGCGGTTTTTTTTATGTCTGCGATTTGGGTGCTGGATGAATCAACAGCTAAACCAGATCGCCTTTTTGTTTTCGCCTATTGGGCGGAAAATCAACTCATCGAACGGCTAGGCCGCCGAATCCTTGGTGGCACTTGCTGGATCGTCTTCACGAGTCGCACAAAGCTCTCCGCGGGATTCCTTCTCCAACACGCACTGCATTGGGTAGGAGAACCCGCCAGCGGATCTGCATTGCGAAACCCGGCTTCTTGTCACGCCGAGGGCCGCACCGATCGCGCCTGGCGAGCCAAAAAACTTCAAGGCTTGGTCATAGGTCATCAAGGTTTCTCCATTTCACTGCCGCGAGTTTAGAAATGTTAACCATAAAAGGCAAGTTATCTAAACTCGGCATTGTTTAGAATCCTAAATATGAATTTCAGCGAACGACTCAAAGCACGCATGGACGTCCTAGGCCTCCGCGCGACAGATATCAGCGAGATGACCGGCGTATCGAAGGCGACGGTCTCTTTCTGGATTAATGGGACAAATGGCGCGAAGGGAAAAAACCTGACATCGCTAGCCAGGGCACTCGACTGCTCGGCTGAGTGGCTGTCGGAAGGGATTGACCCTCCCAAGGGCCCTAGCCTTGCGCCTATCGAAACCTGGGATGATGAAACGCCGCTGGACGAGGACGAGGTCTATGTCCCCTTCCTGGAAGAGGTAGAGCTGTCGGCAGGCTCAGGCAAATACTCAATAGAAGAGAGCGACTCAGCCCGGCTGCGCTTCTTCAAGAAAGACCTGCGCCAGAACAACGTGCAGTTTGCCAACGCAAAGTGCGTCTCTGTCAGCGGCAACAGCATGCTCCCGGTGCTTCGCGATGGAGCTACCGTCGGTATAAATGTGGGGAAAAATTCACTACGGGACGTGGTTGATGGAGAGATGTACGCGATAAGCCACAACGGGCAGCTCCGCGTAAAGCAGGTGTACCGAACCCCCACAGGAATCCGGTTGCGCAGCTTTAACCGAGACGAACACCCTGACGAGGACTACACCTTTCAAGAAGTCCAAGACCAACAGATAGCGATCATCGGCCACGTATTTTGGTGGGCCATGTATTCCCGCTGAAGCCTTCAATCGCAAATGAAAACCCGCCACCGAGCGGGTTTTTTTGTGCCTTGGAATCGAGAAACTTAACTATTTGTTAAGTTATCTAAAAATATGGCTTGACCAATCTTGTTAAGTTTTCTAAATTTGCCTCATCGCCGGATAACAACCGGCCAGATGGAAGGCAGCGATGAACCGGCCTCAACGGTTCAGAGGGTTGGCAACTGACCCGGGCGTGCAGCGTAAAGCGCCAAGACGAGTTATCCAGCGGGAGAACAAGCCGAAAGGCCCGCGGCTGGACAAACAATTTGATGGGGCCGGCGGCAGCGCCAGTAGCGGGAAACCGGCAAGCGACACCAGAAGATTTCACTTCTGCACCTGGTGACGGGTGCAGCGGGAAAACAACCGGGAGTCACATTGATGGAAGCAACAATCGTCAGCGGCGCATGGAAGGGTCATCTCGGACGAGGACTTGCGCCAAAAGAATTGCAGTACTTGCTGGGCACTGCCCAGGGCATGACGGCCAAGGAGATTGCACGTCAGTTCGACGTTGCAGCCTGCACGGTAGCCAAGCGCCTTTCCTGCGCCATGTTCAAGCTCGGCGTTACCCGCCAGACAGCGATGATCGCCGAGGCCATGCGCCGTCAGATCATCTCGCCGATGTGCTTCGTCCTGGCAGCTCTGATCGCCATGCACGCAATGATCGGTGACGAGTCGATGCGTCGTGACCGCCGGGTGCCCGAACGCCGTACAGCGCAAGTCAGGATGGTGCGCCGCGCCGAACAACCGGTGCTGCTCGCCTAATTCATAAGGTGGCCACTGCCTGCCCAGTGAGCGCACGACGGGAGACGCGCCATGAAGTAGACGAACGATTCACCTGCGTGGCGCGGCAAGCCTGAAGGCTGCGCCCAACACCCATACAGGCAGCGGATCAATGGGGTCGACGATGTCACCGCGCATCAGCCAGGGCACTGGCAGGCCCAACCCAACGCACAAGAACAACTTGATGCAATAAACCCAGGCCGTCGCCAGTAGCGGGCCTGGGCCGCGTTCACGTATGGGGGCATATGTAACGCACCGAAAGCCCGGGCAACCCCCGGGCTTTTTACGCCTCGCCTTTATCCGTCAGCACCCTCCCCTGCGCCCAACGGCAACCAGCAGGCGGTCAGGTTGCTGACGAATAAACGCAACCCAACACCGAGGGACAAGACATGCACCCATCAATGCAAGCACGCTCCGAAGGGCTCGCAGCCCTCCGTGTCCGCGCAACAATCGCCACCGGCGCGATGTACGCCATGATCGGCAAGGAACAACCCGCGCAGGAGGTTCGCTTCCAGGTGGTCAACAAGGGTACCGGCGCCTATCACGTCGTCGAGCGCTCCACCGGCAAGGTCATGGGCATCTGCTTCACCTGGAAGGCAGCGATCAACCGCGCCCAGGTGCTGGAAGCCCGCGCTGACGGCAAGAAGATCAACATCGAAGGGTGGTCGCAGTGATCGGCGTACCGATGGCCAACCCTCGCGACACAGTGATCGCCGATCTGCATCGCCAGATGGATGCATTCTTCGGCGCCGGCAACAAGGCCGAGCAGATTGCCAGCGGCGTCAGCGGTGAAGTCGGCGGCCCGATCAAAAGCACCCGCAGCATCAAGCTGAAGGCTGCCCGCGACAAGGATGCGCCCAGGCTGAAGGAACTGGCTGAAGCCGGCATGACTGCCATCGAGGCCGCCAAAGAGTTCGGTACCGACAGCAAGCGTGCCCGGCTGATCGCTCAGGAGAACGGCTTCAAGTTCGCCGATAGCCCGTGAAGCGCATCAGCAAAATCACCGCCGCACGGCGCCGGCCGGCATGCCTGGCGCTGCCAGCAAGTGGAATCAAAGAGGTAGGCCATGGCCGAGGAACAGCAAGAGCCGACGGCGGAAGCCTTGAAGCAGCGCCGCAAGCGCGAGAAGGCGAACGAAAAGAACGCTGCATTGGGCGTCGAGAAATTTACGGTTGAGGTGGCCGGCGTGTTCAAGCCGGACTTGCGCAAAGTGATGAAAGCCCACGGCATCAACAACCAGCAGGACATTCACCAGCGGCTGCTGATGAACCTGATTACCGCCGACTTCGAAACCCAAACCGAAATGCTTCGGTGTGTCACGACACCTTTTGTAGTTACTGAAAAGGTGTCGCAGATCATCAGAGCCGCGGGCATGAAGTCGCTCGCCGACGACCCGCCAGAGCCTGACGACGAAATCGAAACACCAGCATAACCCACCCTACTCGCTGCATCCGGTAACCGGAGGGCGGCGCTTACCCGGAGTAAACCCATGACCAAGCAAGCACAGCAAGCAGTACTCGCCGCCGAACTCCCTGAGCGCGGCCAACCCCTGGCCGGCGGCGTGTTCGTCACCCGCTACTGGCTCAACGGCGCCGAGCGCGCCCTGATCCTCCTGCCTGACGAACTCAGCGGCCCGTGGGGCGAGTACGGTGCCGAGATCAAAGGCGCGGGCAGCTACAGCGACGGAGAAGCCAACACCCGCGCCATGGCCGAGGCTGGAAGCGTGATCGCCGTGAAGGCCCTGGAGTTGGATGGCTTCATCCCGTCTTGCCTTGAGGGCCAACTGCTGATGGCGGCCAAGGCCGATGGTCTGCTGGAGTTGCGCGAAGATCGCTACCACTGGCTGAGCACGCAGCGCTCCGCCAACGACGCCTACCTCATGGACTTTGCAGTTGGCTGGCTCGACATCCACGGCGTCAAGAGCTACGAGCGGCTCGCGCGCCCTGTCCGCAGAAAGTTTATTTGATCATTCAATTCTTCATTAATGGGTGCGATAGCACCCTCGCTTTTCAGGGAGGCCAGGGATGGCGCTGCACACGGAGCTGGAAATCCACAAGGTTGCCGAGGAGCTGCTCGGGGTGGCACTCAATTTGGTGCGCAATATCCCGAGGGACCTGAAGCAAGTTGTCGGGGCAAAGATTCGGGACGAGTGCTTGCAAGTACTGGTGCTGATCGGTCGGGCCAATATGACTCGGGACAAGCTGCCCCACATCAACCTTCTGCTTGAAAGCATCTGGATGCTCAACCACTTGCTGCGCGCCCTGACCAACATGGGGCTCATCAGCAAAGGTCAACACGCCAAAGCAATGAAGATGACGGCCTCTGTAGGCCGACAGGCAAATGCCTGGAAGAAGTCCGCAACCGCGCCCGCTGCTTGAGGGTCAAGGCCCTCTTGCCTGTGCGCCAAATCTGGTCGAGCCGCTGACCCCTGGGTCACCGCCATGCGCACAACAGATACCGCCGGTCTAAAGCGTCCGCGTAGGTCTTGCGCAGTTTCCAAGCTGATCGGCACTGCCTTCGGTTTGGCGATGTAGATAGCTCGACAGGTCGCAGCGCTCCGCCAACAACGCCTACAACATGGACTTTGAAGATGGCTGGCTCAACAACAACGACAAGAACAACGAGCGGCTCGCGCGCCCTGTCCGCAGATTTAAGTGTTGCTCCCTTCCAGTTCGAGGATCTCGTCCAGGCTTATTACGACTGCCGACGCAACAAGCGGAACTCCGCAAGTGCCCGGCTGTTCGAGAAGGACATGGAGATCAACTTGCTGGAGTTGCACGACGACCTGATTGCCGGCACTTACCGGCCTGGCCGATCCATTTGTTTCGTGGTCACCCGGCCGAAAGCCCGCGAGGTTTGGGCAGCTGCCTTCCGGGACCGCGTCGTCCACCACCTCATGTACAACCATGTGGCCCCGCGCTTCTACGCCAGCTTCATAGCGGACAGTTGCGCATGCATTCCAGGGCGCGGCACGCTGTACGCCGCAACCCGGCTTGAATCGAAGATCCGCAGCGCCAGCGAGAACTGGTCGAAGCCGATCTTTTATCTAAAGTGCGACCTGGCCAACTTCTTTGTCGCCATCGACAAGGCTGTGCTGCGCAAGCAACTGGAGGTCAGGATCACCGAACCCTGGTGGCGGGCCTTGGCCACGCAGATCCTCATGCACGACCCGCGCGAAGATTACGAAACCCGAAGCCCGGCGCACCTGTTCAACCGGGTGCCGCAACACAAGCGCCTGGCGGCCCAACCCACCCACCTCGGCCTACCGATCGGCAACCTGTCGTCACAGTTCTTCGCCAACGTCTACCTCGACGCCCTGGACCAGTTCGCCAAGCACCGACTGGGCGCCAAGCACTACATCCGCTACGTCGATGACTTCGTGTTCCTGCATGAGTCGCCGCAGCAGCTCAACCAGTGGCTGGCAGAGGTCGAAGCGTTCCTGCCAAGACTGGGCGCCAAGCTGAACCCCACGAAGACAATCCTGCAGCCCGTGGATCGCGGCGTCGACTTCGTGGGACACGTCATCAAGCCCTGGCGGCGCACCACCCGCAAGCGATCACTTGCCCAGGCACTGAAGCGCACCGCCGCAGCGCCAGCCGAGGATCTGCGCGAGACCGCCAACAGCTACTTCGGCCTGCTCAGCCAGGCCAGCCACAGCCAAAAGGACCGCGCCGCCTTGGCGAACGTCGTGCTGAAGCGCGGCAACACGGTCAACGCGGCGCTGACCAAGACCTACCAGAAAGCCTAATCCACTCCACCGCCCGGGCATGGCCCGGCAAGGACTCCCCGTGAAACGGATTTACCTCAGCGGACCCATGACCGGCCTGCCTGACCTCAACTTCCCGGCCTTTGCCGCAATGACCGCCAGCCTGCGCGAAGGCGGCCACACCGTCACCAACCCCGCCGAACTCAACCCCGACGGCGGCACCTGGCACGACTGCATGCGCCGCGACATTGCAGCCCTGATGGGCTGCGACATCGTGGCCACCCTGCCCGGCTGGGAGCATTCAAAGGGTGCCCGCCTGGAAGTCCTGATCGCCGAACGCCTCGGCATGACGGTTGTGAATGCCCATGATCTGGTAACGAGGGAGGCTGTATGAGCGAAGTCGAGCGATATTGGATCGACCCAAGCAGATTGGTTCAGGAAGGCTGGCACCAGGACGATACCTGTGTTGTGAAGGACTGGGCCTACGACCGCGTTGTCGCCGAGCGTGACGGCCTGCAACTGAGCCTGAACACTGCAGATCAAACCATTGATGATCTCAGTGCTGCTGTTGCCCGGCGCACGAAGCGGGTTCGAGACCTGGAAGCGCAGCTGGCCTACGCAATGGACGCCCTTAATGAGGTGGTCAAGGCCTCAGCTATGTACGAAAAGCCTTTTGAGATTGCGACCCTGGCTATTGGCGAGATGTCCGCGGTCAAGCCTGCAAGCTCCCGGGCAGAAGTCAAACTCCGGCCGGAAGGCACGCTCTCAAACGATATTCCTACAGGCCAGAACGGCCATATCTCAATCGGCAGGCTGGACCCGGAACCAAACCGCATCAAGGGCATGATCGAAACCGTCGGTGGTGAGTACGCCGTCATGATTGATCAGGCAAACGGGCACTACGGCTGGACCTTCAAGAAACATCCAGATGGTCAGTGGGTATCGGGCCGCCTGGCTACAGAAGCGGAAATGAACGCCGCCCGCGCGCACGCCCAGATCACAAACCAGCTGTAACCCCTTCCCCTTCAAAGTCAGCCGCTATAGCGGCAAGGACGAAGTCATGCCTGAACAAAAGATTACGTTCGTCAACAGCGAGCCAGCCAAGTGCGGCTGCAAGATGGAATTCAGCTCTCGCGGCGGCCACTACTCCGACGTGCTTTACGTCACTCCCTGCGAGGCGCACAGCGGCAGCAAGCCGTTCGGGCCGGTCGAGGTCAAGCGGGATGCGGACGGCTGGTGGTATCACCCGAACATTCCGAACTTTGGCGAGGGTGAAGATCCCGGCCCCTATACCGCATGGACGAAAGAGCAAGGCCTGGAGCTGAAAGGCTGGCACCTGGGCGATGAACTGGATGGCCACCCTTGTGAAGATGGCGAGTGCTACTGCAACGGCTGGAACCCCGAATCGCCCGGGCCTGAGTGGTTCCTGATGGGGATCTTCGATACGGATGACGGCCCCTATGTTCAGTGGGCGCGCCGGGAGGTTACGCCGTGAGCCAGACCAAAGAACGCCCTGTCCTGTTCTCAGCGCCGATGGTGCGCGCCATCCTGGAAGGCCGGAAGACGGTAACGCGGCGAGTGGTGAAAGGCTCCGGCCTCAACTTCCTAGCCGACTTCACGCCTGAATACGTCGCCCTGCCAGAGAATCACTTCTGCCCATATGGCCGACGCGGCGAACGACTGTGGGTGCGCGAGACTCACGCCGATATCGGCTGTCGCCTTACTTACCGCGCCGACACCGACGACGGCGCCCACTGCCAGGTGAAGAAGTGGACGCCGGCCATTCACATGTTCCGCCGACACAGCCGCATCCTGCTGGAGATCACCGACGTGCGCGTCGAGCGGCTGCAGGACATCAGCACTGAACAGATTATCGCCGAAGGCCTCAGCACTACCCTGCGCGAGCACGATGCCGAAGTCGATCTGCGACGTCAGTGGCGCGATCTGTGGGAATCCACCGGCGGCGACTGGGGCAGCAACCCGTGGGTCTGGGTGGTCGAGTTCAAGCGGGTGACGCCATGATCGCCACCCTCTGGTTCGCCTACGTCTTCATCTACAAGGGGCCGAGGCCATGAACGACTGCGAACTGCTGGATCTGGCAGCGAAAGCAGCGGGCATTGATCTTGAAGAAAACCGGCACTGCCCTTCTGGCGGAATGTGGATCGTCGATAAAAAGTCAGGATTGGACGTCGTCTGGTCCCCACTGACCAATGACGGCGATGCAATGCGCCTGGCGACAAGCCTCCAGCTCAGCGTGCTCTGGTTCACCAACCTGCAGTACGTAATGGTCGAGCGCCGAGGCTTCGGCGAGAACATCGGCTGGACCGATGACGCTGATCGAGCCGGCGCGCTCCGCAGGGCGATCACCGTCGTAGCAGCGCAAATCGCTACAACGCTTCCCTAACCCCAATCCCCCTACATGCCTGCCGGTGAGCGGCGGGCGAGGTATTCCCATGTCAGCAGTTCAGCGTTTCCACGAAGCAGCCAACGACGCCCTGGTCAAACTCAGCGGCTACTGCCCGCCAGGCGCCAAGCTTGCACTGGTCATCGTCACCCCGGGCGAGCCAGAGCGGGACATCATCCTTGAAGATCAAGGCTTGGATCGAAACGAGGTGGTCAGCGCTCTGCGCCGGCGCGGCCTGAGCATCGACGGCGACAACGCCTACAAGCGCGATCTGCTGGACTGCGTTGTCGGTGCCCTGGCCACGGGCGCGCAAAACACCAACCCGCCACCAGCCGGGCACTGGGGCCAGCGCTTCTGGGATATCGGCCGGGAGGAACGCGCCAGCAGCGAGCAACTGCTGAAAGCTCTCATGGCGCTCACCCAGATAGCGGGCGAATGCGAGCAGATCGCCAGCAACTACAGCGGCACCATCGACGGAATCTTCGAACACGGCGGCGACGACAACGAGGATCCGAGCTGCGCGATCTTCCACCGCCTGTACTACGCCATGTTCGACGCCCGGGCCGCAATCAAGAAAGCCACCACCTAACCCACCTTCTGCCGCCCAGCGCGGCAAGGACACCACATGTTCGCAATCAAACTCACCCTGATCCTGCTGGGCGCTTTGCTGTACCTGGTCGGCACCGCAGGCTGGTTCTTTTGTCTCGGCCCACGCCTTCTGGCGGACGGCGAAACAGCCGACATCCTCTACGCCTTCGCCGGCACCTGCGCCTGGCTGCTGATCACCTTCGGTTTCATCGTTCACATCATCAAGACAGCGCGGCCCACGGCGGTCGCCGGGAAGGAAAAATGAGCAAAGTCACCCTGGACGAATGGGCGGCGGCCGAGTTCAAGACGCCGCCGAGCCCCAACACACTGCGCAAATGGGCCCGAGAGGGCCGAATCGCGCCATTACCGGTCAAGCACGGGCGCAACTACTATGTAGAGTCAGACGCCCACTACCAAGAACCTGCTCAGCAGCCCGTACGGATCGTTGGCGGTAGCCTGATCAGCAGAATAGAGAGAGCACGCAATGGCGCCCAGGCCGCGTAACACAGGGTCAAAGGATCTTCCGCCCAATCTCTACCGCAAGACCGACGCCCGCAACGGCGTCACTTATTACACCTACCGCGACCCGGTCAGTGGTCGCGTGTTCGGCCTGGGCAAGGACAAGGAGGCGGCGATCCGTGAGGCCGTCGCTGCCAACCAAGCAGACGCAATCAAGCCTACGCTTGCAGAACGCATCAGCACGCCGGCGCCAGCGCCTGGCAAATTGTTCTCGGAATGGCTGGACGAGTACCGCGAGCTGTTCGCTGAGCGGAAGTTGTCAGCCAGCAGCAACAAAAACGTAGGCATGCGGATAAACCGCCTGACGGCAGTATTCGGTTCGAAGGGGATTAAAGACATCACAACGATGGATGTGGCCGATTACCTGACTGGTATGGCCAAAGAGGGAAAGGCGCAGATGGCCAGGGCAATGCGCTCGCTGTTGCGAGACGTGTTCGCCGAGGCTCAGGCGCGGGGGTGGGCAGACGCCAACCCGGTCGAGGTGA